TCCTGATCAACGAGTTGCCGCCGGTCGGCGTGTGGAAACGTTACCGGACAGAAGATCACCCGAAGAAGAAAAACGGCAGCGTCAAGTACATGGGAACCCACGGCTTTGTGCAGAACCATGCGGTGTCTACTGTCGTGGCATTGTGGAAGCCTGACCCTGACAACCGTCTGAACTCACCTGATATGAGGGCAATTATCATCAGCCAAGCGCGTGCCGAGCAGGAGCGCAAGAAGCTGGCGACGCAAGCTGTCAGCAAAGCGGTGGCAATGCTGAACGAAAGCGGGTACTCGACTCACCCATACTTGGTGAAGAAGGGTTTTGCCGACGAGCAGGGCAGCGTGCTGATGATCGAGGGCAAGCCTGTCCTTCTCATTCCGATGCGGTGCGGCAAGTCGCTGGTCGGGCTGCAACAGATATGGCCGGATGGTCAAAAGAAATTCCTGTACGGCCAGCGTACAGCGGGCGCGGCCTTCAGCTTTGACAATAAGGGCGTGAACATTGTCTGCGAAGGGTATGCGACTGCGCTGTCGGTGCGCGCGGCAATGAAGCAACTGAAGCGGCGGTACACGATTCACGTTTGCTTTTCCGCTGGCAACATGGTCAAGGTAGCGGCAGGGCTGGAGCCTGGGCTTGTGATTGCAGACAACGACAAGTCCGGCACAGGGCAAGCGGCTGCGGCTGAGATAGGCTGGCCGGTCTGGATGTCTGACCGCGAGGGCGAAGATGCGAACGATCATCACCGGCGTGTCGGCCTGTTCAAGTTCACCGAAAGCCTGACTCAATCAATGCTCGACATCGGTGCGAGCCGGCATTACGAGCGATAGGCCACCGTCTGAGAACGGCTGTACCGCTGACAGCATGGACATGATTTCCACGCCCATACTCAGGCAGCGGTCGCCGGCTCCGCTGTAATCGGAGACAACCCTGACCTGACCGAGTTCATCTTCGATCAGGTACAGGGTGAACATGCGCGGGTGGCTATTCATCGTCGTCGCATTCTTCGTAAAGTTCTGGCTCGCCAGCGGTCAACGATACCAGGTCATTGTCCAGGCTGAAGTGATATTCCACTTCATCGGCCAAGTGTTGCGCGGCATCCTCTGCGGTATTGGCGCGAACAAAAACTACACATTCAAATCGGTACAAGTTCATCGTCTGATCTCCTATAAGTTATCAAAAGTTTAATGTGGTAACGTTTCCAAGAGCCTCACTTGATCTTCCAGCCCATTGCTTCAATCACCCGCCCGATGCAGTCATCAGGCGCAAAACCCTGCTTGATGCTGACTGCTCTTTCACTGTGATACACAGTAATAATCGTGCCGCTGCGCGGAACTGCCCATGTCCCGCCATCGTTGATTAGGTCAAACATTTTGCTTGTCCACGCAACAGCGTTTGCCATGCCTTCTTTTGTGTTCAGATCGTAGTTCATCGCTCACCTATACCTGTTGTGGCTCACCCGTTCAGGCTCACCTGTTACCGTCGAGGCTCACCCATTGCCAGCCTCACCCATACCGGCGCAAACCGGTTTTTCGCAGCTCTGCTGCTGCTGCGTTATTGATTTTGCATTATGTGCTGGTAGTGTTGCCAGGATGATAACGCATTCCTGGTCGCAGACCGGACACAAAAAAGCCAGTGCGCCATCGCTGGCAGCACTGGCATCAGTCAGTCACAAGTGTGAGTACATGTCATCTGCGAGCATGTTTAACGCAGTGTCAGCATCAAACATGTCAGCATCAAGATCAGCCATCAGATCATCGATCAATCGGGGATTTAATCGTTTGGGATCGAGATGTTTCGCCATCAGTGCAGGATCGTCGGGGAATGTATGTGCTGCCACTAGATCGATCAGATCGCGATGAAAACCATATTGAGCATCAAGCAGAGCAGAGTACAGATAATCGCGCAAATCATCATTGCTGGCAGTGCTGTACACAGTGTAATCGGACCAGTCTGTTGACCAGTACCCAGTGCGCCGATACATGCTCCAGTCGTCAACATCGGCAGGATCGCGCACAGTCGGCAGCGAATCAAAATCGACATGTACTAGTGCATTTGCCAACATGTTGAAATAGACAATATTCAGCGATTCATTGACCGTATGCTCGTTTGAATAGCCAATTGATACATTCGTGCATTCCGGTATTAGATCAGTGAATTCGGCAGTGTCAGTGTAAACACCAGTGTCATCGTTCAAGTGCATCAGATTGTCGTCAATTGCGCCAATGGCAGCACACAGTGCATTGCCAAAATCATCAGAGCAGCAGCGACCGAAACCCTGATGCGTGATGACCGAATCAATGCCGCGACGATCAAAGGCAATTGCGCGATCAAATTGCAGCAGCAGATCAGCATTATGCTTTGCCAGCCATGTCGCGCCAATTCCGCCTTTTTCTTCGCCAACTGTGAAAATGTAATAAGCAGGAATGCCAGCATGTATTAAGTGCATCAGCATCGCAACGCCAGCGCCATCGTCTGCGCCTAAAACATCGCCGTCTGCGTACCAGTGTGTGCGTGTCTTTTTGATTCGGTTTTTACCTTGTTTTCGATGCACAGTGTCAACATGCGCGACAAATAATGTGCGGTTTTGCTCGCTGCTGCGCGTGTCAACATGCAAATTTCCGCAGTCATCAAACGTGCCAGCCAGACCATCCGGCAAATTATCAGCCAGCCAGTGCGAAAAATTCACAGTGGCTTTTGTATCGTGCGGTCGTTTTGTCGATAATGCTTTTTCGAGAACTTTATGTAATGTTTTCATGCTGCGGCCTCGTTTTGTTCGTTTGTTTTCAATGTGTAACCATCTTCAGTGACAATGCAGTCGTCAATGTGTTCGTATGTTGCCGAATCTTCGCAATAAACCGCGTATGTGCAGTCTGCTGATACCCATTCATTGCGCGAATCGAGCAACACACAGTCGTCAATGTGTTCGTATTCGTTTGTATCTTCGGTATAGACAATGTTGTTATCGCTTAAATATTGATCGTGATAATGTTGATCGCGTGATTCGACATACACTGCGTCATTGTTGTCAACATAATAATCATTGCCGTTTTGTCCGCGAACGTATGTGTAGTTATCTTCGCAGCAGGATTCGCAGACGCGACGATCTTCGTGCCGCGTTACCCAGTAATAACTGTCGTGATCGACGTCAATTCTTGAATCGCAATCCTCGCAGTGTTCGATGTTTTCTGCGCCGGAATAACTGCCGTCTGTGTTTGTGCATTCGTATTGACCGCAGTCTGTTATTTCCAGATAACCCAGTGCAGAGTGCAGATCAACATACTGCGAATCGCCGTCTATATATGGCGCAGAAAAATCGCCAGATCGCGGATGCTCGACAATGGCAAGTTTCAAACCAGACCATCCGTCAGCGTATTCAAAACCCTGCGACTGAAGCCAGCTATTCAATGCGTTATCGTTTTGAGAATGTCCGCGATCATTTTCGACTGCGCCAAACGAACGCACGAACGTCATCGATTGTTTATTGATCAGTGCTCGTGCCATTACTTCGCCAGCTTCGATTCTGACTGCTAAACCCCAGCCGAATTTTGGGTTGTAGGCGCGATATGGGTGCCATTGACCGGCAGACCAGTTGCGCCATGCCATGCAGGATGATGGGGACTGCGCCAGCCATGTCAACATCTGTTCAATGTCGTGCGTGATCTGGTAATCGCTGGCAACAGTGTATTTCGCAGCAATGTCACGAATATGGTGCTGCTGTAGTGTCGGAAAGTGCTGAGTTAAGTATTTATTAACAGTCGTTATGGTTTGGCGATCTGCTGCGCCATGTTCGACTGATCGAGTGTAGGCAAGTCTGGTCTGGTCTGTTACCGATACATGCGGCCATTGCAGCACTAATTCGTGCCAGTTGACCGGAGCAGCGAGCATGACTGCTTCGCGCACTGCTTTGTGCAGCGGATAACGTGCCTGTTCGCGCAGATGATACAAGTGTTCAAAAGCTGGTCTGCTGTGCAGCACTTGCGCCAGCGTGTCTATCCAGTCCAGTCTGGTTTGTCCGTTATCTGCGCACATATCAGTAATCCTCCATAGTGTGAATTTCATTCAATGCCAGAAAAGCAATTCCGAAACATGTCAGTGTCAGGAATGCACCATCGAAAGCAGGAATATGTTGCAGAGTAATCATTGCCAGAATCACGCCAGCCAGCACGAATGCGGCAGCAGTGCAGATTTTCAGGATTGTTTTCATAGTCAGCACTCCAATGTCTGCTGCTGCACGTTGATCTGGTATCCCAGTGCTTTGATCGTTTCGAGTGTGTGTGCTGGCAGTGTTTTGAAGCCAGCCAGTTTTGCCAGCAGCAATGCGGTATCGCAGACTGGATACACAGTCTGATTACCGTAGTTATTAGTGACTCGCACAGTAATATTCATTGATTCGCCTATATGGTTAGTTGTCAAAATGTGTACGCATTAAGCGCACTCTGTGAGCATAGCAGACTAATGCAATATGTTGATTGATTGTGTGTATTGCATACAGTAGATCGATAGCAGTGCTATCAATCCTGGCAGGCCGATTGATGTTCTTTATCTGTTCTGGTATTGTCGCGCCATCAGCGAGCAAAGCGAGCAGCAGATCGACATGAAACCAGCCAGCAGGAAACAACTAAAGGCAGCTATACAGTCCAAAGGTATAGAAGGCGCACTATTAGTGCCAAAAGGCACATTGACCAAAAAGCAGCGAGCATTCGCAGAGGCAATAGCAGCGGGTGAAACAGGCGCAGCAGCGTATCGGATGAGTTACAACACACAGGCCAGTCCGCATTCGCAGAGCAATGATGCGACCAGATTGAAACGCCATCCGGTTATCAGCCAGCAAATCGAGGCACTGAGGCTGGCAAATGAGGCGATGAAATACGCAGATGCTGCGTCAATAAGGCAATTGGTCATTCAATCTTTAATCCAGACCGTCATTGATCCCGATGTTAAACACGCAACAAAGGTACAAGCAGCGAAAGTGCTGGGCAGCGTGACTGAAATTGCTGCATTCACAGAACGGCGCGAAGTAACACATGTAAAAGATAGTGGCGAGATCAGATCGCAAATACTTGATCAACTCAAAACCATGATGCTGAACACCAGCGACGCAACAGACATTGATGCTGACTCGCTGCTTGCAGAGATATCAGGCGATTCGATAGAGTCTGACAATGAAAACCGCCAGGATGATAACCCCACCCTATCGGGGGGATGCCAATTTGACAATGGGACTCCGCCATCCACGTTACATAGTAATCCCCACGAAGCCTCCCAACATTTTTTCGAAGGCTCACCTATTCCCCTATCAACGCCGCCAAGTACCCCCTTGTCTCAGGAATCGCCCACCCCCCGGGGGGATATTTTTGGCGCAAAAGATGAGGTTGCCAAATGAGCAATGTGGTAACGTTACCACGAGAAAGTGTTAAATCCGTGGCGAAAA